ACCAGAATGGCAACATGGTAAGCCATAGTGGTAAGGCTTATATTCTCCCACCTATTGCAGAGGGAAGAGCTAAGCTTGAAGAAATCATGGGCCTAAAACTTAACTGGTCTGGACCTGTTTCGCAGTTTGAAGAAGATGATACATCTAACGTTGTGGCTCTAGCTAAAAAGGACAGTGTGATATGAATGGTAATTCAACTTTTATTAGGCTTATTAAAGTAAACAGTGGTAAAGAATTTTTTTATAGGCTTAGCACTATCGATTGTTTTTCAGTAGAATACATTTATAAAGATGCTTCAGAAGCTGACATGCGTTTTGTTAAGGATGGTTACTTTAAAATTCAAGTCTATTTTAACTGGATGGATTCTTATACAACTTATAACATGGAAGACTATACTTTTTGGATTCATAAAGGCAAATTGACCACAATTCAAAGAGAAGGTTGGGAATAATAAGGCATTAGACTGACGGCTATAGATTATAGGGGCTCAGGCATTAGACACTGGGCCCTGATTTTTTGCATTTGAATCACCTCCTAGATTTTTTGTTGCCTAATTAGGTATCTTTTGCGGCGAAATTAAGAAATTTACGGCAATCTTGTGGCAATAAACTGGGCCCTGGGACCTTATGTTCTGCCTATGTTCTCACTTTTTCTACCTATGGTTGAACAATTTTCCACTTTTGAGGGTAAAACTGGCCAACCGGCAACTGGGGGCCAAAATTCCTTTTATATATATATTTATTTTTATATTTTACAATTATATTTATTATAATATAAATTAGTTATATCAGTTATAAAGGTAAAAAACCAAACAAAATCAAGCACTTAGGGAAAAACTGCGGAAAAACTGGTGCGAGACTAATGTGTAAAAAATGAGCTACAGTTACGCCCTGCACCTCTACTAATCATAACTAGTTATTTTTTCAGTTATATTTTAGATTATATGGCCTGCGTAAAGCCTAAGCAAGGACCTAGGCTATGGCTGCATAGATAAATAAAAAAGACCCCAGGTTTTACCCTGGAGTCTCTCTGTTGTAGGACCTAGGTTCTAATTTATTTTATAACTAGCTCTTTATTAAAAGAGAATTCTTTAACAAGCTTATTATTAGAATCAAAAATGCCACACCAATTATAAGCAGGAGATATATTGGGCATCACCATTTTGGCTATGCTAATGATCCAATCTAAATCAGTAGATTGAGACTCAAGCATAAGTCGCGGATTAATAGAAGAGCCTGTGAACATAGCTTTGTACATGTTATTGTCCTTTAATAAGATTGGGCCCCGAGATTATTCCCGAGGCCCTAGGTTAGTGATTAGGCTGCAGCCTGCTGCTCATCCTCGCCATTGGCCATGCGAGCAAGCTCTTCGTCTTCATCGAAGGCTTCATCATTGGGCTCTTCGTCCATGAGCTCTTCGTCTTCATCCTCGAGGCCAAGGAACTCTTCCGTGGAAGAACCACGAACAGCCCCTGCTTCGTAGATTCCAGCCTCTTCTTTGAGCTTCTTCACGTAATAAGCCCAGGTCGTGTGGTACTTGCTTGGATCCTGTCGAGTAGACCACAGACCCTTTTCAACGGCGAACTTGAGGATGTCCTCGCCAGTGGTACCCTTGAAGGCCTCACTGTCTGCAGACTTCTCGATCCTGTACATGGCCTTAAGAATGGCCTTGCACGTAGGATTGAAATGAGCAATGTTGAGGGTCCTTGCGGTCTCAAGATTGATTCTGTAGAGCTTCTGCATCTTAGCCATTGTAACACCTCTGTGTTTCATTGACACTCATTATTGATTGTCAATATAAGTATATTACACCCTATTTTTGTTCTTGTAAACTACCAATTTGACATATCTGATATGCCAATAAAGCATGGCTCGTAAGACTTTAGAATTGGTTGAATAGTCAATTGGGAACTGGTTCCCAACTAAGGCCTGCGTAAAGCCTAAGCAAAGGACCTAGGCTAGGCCTGCGTAAAGCCTAAGCAAAGGACCTAGGCCATGGCCTCCAGAAAAAAGAAATAAAAACCCAGGGGATTTCTCCCCCAGGTCCTTATTTAAGATATTGTTATAAATCTATTTTCTGGGTCTGTAGTGAACTCATAACCTTGTTCTTTTAGCCAAGCTATCATTTTAGAATTTGTCCAAGCTGGGCCCACTTCTCGCTTTGCAGTTTGATAAATAAGCTCGTCCATAGTGTACCAAGTGTCACCTGACTTAAAAGAAGTTGTCCATGTCTTAATCATTCTTGTATCCTCCAAAGGAGGGTCTAGAGGATTATCCCCTAGACCCATTGATTGATTACTCAAGGTACTCTTCGGTGGTGTCCTTGATCGTTCCCACCTCGATAACCTGACACTCTTCCTTGAGCTTCTTTGCGTAGTATGCCCAAGTGGTGTGATACTTGTCAGGGTCCTGTCGAGTGGACCAGAGTCCCTCACTGACACAGTACTTGAGGATCTCATCCCCTGTCATTCCAACTGTGTTCAGTTCCTTCTTCTCGAGTCGATACATTCCCTTGACGATGGCCTTCATCGTGGGATTGAGATGTGCGATGTTGAGCGTTTGGATGTTATCCATGTTCAGTCGATAGAGTTTCTTCATAGTCTTTGTTCCTGTGTTAATCAACAATGTTCATTCACTGTTGATTTTTATAATATAGACTGTAATTGCGGCGGAATTGTGGCGATGATGTATGTTTCTAGCTCCTAGGAGCTATGTCCTATTGTCATGGCTCGCCGCCGTCTAATGGCAATCTGGCCACAAAAAGGCCGCAATTGGCCCCCGCCCCCGCCCCCGCCCACCCTCCCTCATATCGCACCCACAAAATAATACCAGTTGGGGAGCTCCTAGGTCCAAGCACCTAGCCTATAGGTCCTAGAATCAATACTAGAAAATGATGAAAAGACTGCGAAAAGACCTCCATTCCGCCGCAATTCGGCCATAATCTTGATCTATCATAAGATCATGCTCAAAGTCATACCAATGACCGATGTCGAACGAATGGAAGCTGAAGATGTAGCTCGTATGCGCATCTTTGCAGCTACTTTCAGCATGGGTGTGCCAATTGTTCGCGCACTACGGCAAGCTGGGTTTGATAAACCAAATAAGGCACTAGGCCTTAAATTGCTCCAGGACCCCTTTGTCCAGGCTGAATTGGAGCGTAACTTAGAAACTCTTCGTAATTCACTATTTCAGCAGCGTGAAGTTGTTATTGCTCAGCTTGATGAAGATCGCGCTTATGCATACGATACTGAAAACGCTGGTGCGGCAGTAGCTGCTACTGTGGCTAAAGCCAAAATACTGGGCCTTATGGACAAGCCTGGTGAAAAGAATATGCCTTCTAAGATTACTGTTGAATGGGGCAATGAGTCCCAAGAGACTATTTATCAGAAGTCTAACCCTTTGATCTATGATGCAATTGCAACCACAGTTGGAAAAGAACAATGAGAAGTGCTCCTGACGAACATAAGGTTACTACGCTTCCGGGCTTTAATCCGAGCGAATCTGAAGTTGTGGCTGAAATTAAGCGCCGCACTGATGAGTTGATTCAATTTATTGAAGAGAATGTGCCTAGCAATAGGCAGCGTAGTATAGCTCTTACAAACTATGAGCAGGCTGCTATGTGGGCTGTTAAGGCTAATTTTGTATAATGCAAATAAAGTTGACATACACACCTAGACCTTACTTCATGGAGTTTCATGCCTCCCCGAAGCGGTTTAAGATACTTGTATGTCATCGTCGTGCAGGTAAGACACTAGCGGCTATTAATGAGGCCATTAAGGAAGTGCTTACTTGTCCTAGGCCAAATCCACGTGGGTTTTACGTAGCTCCTACCTTTTCGCAAGCTAAAGATATTGCATGGACTTATTTAAAAGACTTTACTAGGAGTATTCCTGGTATGTCTTATTATGAGTCAGAGCTTCGTGCAGATTTTCCTACAGGTGCCAGAATCAAGCTTTTTGGTGCTGAAAACCCAGATCGTATGCGCGGTCTGTATGCTGACATAGCTCTTGTTGACGAATATGCATCTATGTCGCCTACTATTTGGACAGATGTTCTTCGTCCGGCGCTTTCTGACCGCACTGGTAAAGGTATCTTTCTTGGTACGCCTAAAGGACAAGATGCCTTCTATGATTTGTGGACTTATGCAAATGAGCATCCAGATGAATGGTTTGCTCTTATGCTTAAAGCTTCTGAAACAGGTATTCTTTCTCCTAAAGAGCTGCAAGACAGCTACTCTCTTATGGGTGAAAGTAAATATGCTCGTGAATATGAGTGTGACTTCTCAGCTTCATTTGAAGGTGCATACTATCTTAAGGAAGTTCTTAAAGCCAAAGCAGCTGGCCGCGTTCGTAAAGTAGATTATGATCCGGCGGCGGATGTTTATAGCTGTTGGGACTTGGGCATAGCGGATGCTATGTCGCGTTGGGACTTCCAAATAATTAATGATGAATGGCACTGGCTGTATTACTATGAAAATACTGGCGCAGATATTGGTCATTATATACATGAAGCTAAGTCTAGACCATACCCAATAGATTTGCACTTCCTTCCCCATGATGCTGCGGCACGCGAACTTCAAACTGGAAAGTCTCGGCAGCAATTCATGGAAGAGCGTGGCCTCAAAACTGTAATCGTGCCTAGGCACAGTATTGAAGATGGCATCAACGCTTGTCGCTTAACGTTTGCTCGCTCTTATTTTGATGAAGTAGGTACTAAATCCGGCGTTAATGCATTAAGCATGTACCGGGCTGACTATAAAGAAAAGCTTCGTGTGCTTTCTTCTAAGCCTGTGCATGACTGGGCTTCACATGGAGCTGATGCTTTTAGAACTGGTGTTATGGGCATTGACGAAATTGCTTTGAAAGTGCTTAAAAAGTCTGATTGGTCAAAGCCTGTTAATAGAGATTCTGCTGGGACATATTTTTAATGTTTGAATCTACACTAAAGAAAGAAGAAAAAGCTGGGCCAAAGAGTATGGAGCCCAAAGCTTTGACTATTGAAGAAATTGAGAGCATTGCGCGTGTTGCTCTTGATGATGCTGTAGATTTTCGTGATTCTGAAATTCAAGACGAACGTGAACTTGCTGATAAGTATTATCAAGGCCAAACAAGGCTAGAGACTGTTGAGGGTAGGTCCAAGGTTGTTGTAACCAAGGTTAGAGATGCTGTTAAGCAGGTTATCCCTTCACTTGCACGTATCTTTACTCAGATTGATGAAATTGCAGAGTTTTATTCAGATGATGAGGAAGATCAAAAGCTTTGTTCTGACGCTACGCGTTATTGTAATAATGTGTATCATAAGCATGACGGATATAAAGCCATTATTGAGGCATCAATTGATGCTCTTAAAGCCAAAGCTGGTATTATCAAGGTTACAGTACAGAATAAGCAAGTAGTTTCACATAAGATTTATAAAAAGTCTGATGTTCAAGAAAATGTTGTCCTTCTTGGAGAAACAACTGAAGAAACAGACGAAGAAATTATTCAGACTTATAACAGGAATATTAAAGTGTGGGAGCTTAAAGCTCTTGCACCTGAAAACTTTTTGATTTCACCGGATGCGACTCATCCAGATGAGGCACGGCTTTGTGCGCATCAAGAAGAAAAGCGTATCTCTGATCTTGTTGAGATGGGCTTGCCTTATGATGAACTAATTAATATTCCTTCTAGTACTAGCTCAAGTACTAATACAGAAGATGCTGAGCGTAAGGATTTTGATTACGAAAAAGAAGATGGTGCCAACACAGCTGTTGATCCTTCTTCAAGAGTAATTTTGTATACTGAAGCTTATCTTCGCGTAGATGCTGATGGTGATGGTATTGCAGAGCTTCGTAAGCTACAGCTTGTAGGTGAAAGCTACAAAATTCTTAGTAGTGAGCCAGTAAATCATCATCCGTTTGCTGCTTTCAAAGCTGAACTTCAGCCACATGTGTTTTATCCTATTTGTTTGGCTGAAGATTTGATCCAGGATCAAGATGCTCAGACAGCTTTGTTGCGTTCTATTATTGACAACGCAGCTTTTGTTAACTCACCGCGTACTGTTGTAAACGAGTCCAAAGTTAATTTGGATGACGTTAAAAGTGGAAAGATTGGCGCTATTATTCGTGCCCGTGAAATGGGCCAAATTGAAGAGCTTGTTACACCTTTTGTAGCTGGTCAAACGCTTTCTGTTTTGCAGCATCTCAATGAAGTATCGGAAGCTAGATCGGGTATTGTTAAGCTGTCACAAGGCTTGGATGCGGATGCTCTTCAATCCACTACCAAGATCGCTGCTGCTGCTGCTATTAGTGCTGCTGATGCTCGTATAGAAATGATGGCTCGCAATATTGGCGAGACTGGCATTAAATCTTTGTTTAATTGCATATTGCGTACAGCTATTTTTGAAGCTGGCCACAAGCAAAGCATCAAGACACCAGACGGTTTTAAAACAGTTGATCCTTCAGAATGGCATACTTTCATTAGTGTGCGTATTAATTTTGGACTTGGTTCTGGCAGGGTAGATGAAAAGCAAATGGCCCTTTCGGGCATTTTGCCAATTCAACAGGCTATTATTGAAAGGCTTGGTACAGGTAATCCTATTTGTAATTGGAATAATGTCAGAGAGACACTTAAGACCAAGTTGAGGTTGGCTGGCATTCATGATTGCAATAAGTATTTCCCATATGTTGCTCCTGAACAACTAGCTGAATTGGATAAAAAGCAGCAAGAGATGGCTATGGCTGCTAATAAAGAAAAGCAAGCTGCTCAGCAGATGCAGCAGTCTGCTATTATGGAAATGATTAGAGTTGAAAATAAAAAGGTTGAAACTAATTATCAATCTAAGATTCAGCAAATGCAACAAACACATGCTGCTGAAATAGAACGATTGAAGTCTGAACTTATGCAGATGATGAATGATACGCGTGTACGTCTCACTGAAATTTATTTACGTGATGATCGTGAACGTGATAAAGCAGACATGACGTTTGCTATTGATACTAAAAAAGTAGGCCTTGAAGAAAAAGCAATTGCAGCAACAGAAGCTAAAGTAGCGGCGGACAGAGAGGCGCCACCTATAAATGAATGATGTAGAACTTTCTAATTTGAAAATTATTCGTGATATTGTAGATAATAAGCTTTTTAATACGATGGTTAGCAATATGAAGCGAGCCATTGCAGATAAAATGCTAGAAACTGAAAAAGAAGAAGATCGTGACAGATTGTACAGTGAGGCCAAAGCTCTAGACCGTTTGGTAGGAGAATTGACTTCTCTGGCTAACAAATATAGGATGACTGTAAATGCTTGATGGTGCTGATAAAAATACAGATAATGCTACTATTGAAGATGTAGCTAAGTCTTTACTTATTATGCCGAACAAGAAAGAAGAAACCAAGCCTTCTGATAAAGCTTCCAATGTTCAAGAGGAAGAAGCAGATGAAACCCCTGAAAATGAAGACGCTGATAACACAGAGTCTGAAGAAGCAGAAGCCGAAACAGTTACAGAAGAGTCTGCAGAAGGTGAGGAAGCCGAGAACGAAGAAGATCTAGATCCTGATGAGTTTGAGATTGATGTCACCGTAGATGGTGAAGAAAAGAAAGTCAAACTTAAAGATTTGAAGGCTAATTATTCTGGAAATGGCGCTATTGAAAAGCGTCTCCAGGAAGCTTCTGAAATTCGTAATCAAGCTATGGAGCAAGGAAAGCAGTTGTACACTGCTTTTCAAGCGGAAGCTATTAGGCTGGCTAAGCTTGATGAAATTATTAGCAAGGTAGTTGAGCCGGATATTGATTGGGAAGAGCTTAAACGTACTAATTTGCCTATATATTTGCTTGAGCGTGATAAGCAGCGTGAAGCGCAAGTTCGTCAGGAAGCTCTTCGTCAG